GGGTAATGACCAAGTGATGTGTTCCTACGGACGATTTGGGCTTTCTGATGGGTGGACACCGCAGAGCGGTCAGTTCATTCCATTCAAGACGGCGCGGGTCGTGATGCAGTTGGATAGCCAGATTCCATTCCCAAAGAAGGCGACATTGGAACAGACTCAGGCGATCATCAAGTTTGCCAATGTCATGAAGATCACCCCGAACTGGTTGTGTGTTGATCGAACAGGCAACGGAGCGGGTATACACGACTCGTTGTGTAGTCTTTTCGGTAGGGATGTCATGGGTGTGAACTACTCATGGGCGGCTACCGACACGCACATCCTCGGTGATGACTCTCAAAAGGCATCCGAGTTGTACAACGGAGTGGTGACCGAGTTGATCTTTGGGCTAGCGAAATATCTGGAATTTGAGTACCTCAAGATCAGTCCTAGCTTCCGAAACGAGACGCTGATACGGCAAGCTACGGCTCGCAGGTACAAGCAGAAGGGCAAGGGTCTGGTCAGGGTCGAGAGCAAGGGTGAGTATTGCAAGCGGACTCGGAGCAAGTCACCGGACGAACTGGATTCCCTTTCCATGCTGGTGTTTTTGATGCGTCAGCGGGGTGGAAATGTGGCGACGATGACCGAGACGAAGCCGGAAGGCAATGATCGTCAGAAGGAGTTGCAGAGCCTTGTTGACAAGATGGAGTTTGTTGATATGTCTGATTAGCTATGAAGAAAACATATAAATGCCCTGCCTGCGGAGCGGAGTGCAAGCCGCACGCCTGTAAATCCTGCTACGAGCGAGCGAGCGAGGTGTGGAGGCGGATGGTGAAGAAGAATCCATGATGGAGTTCCGTAACCCTATCCCTGTGAAAACCGAGTTGGGCGAAGGCATGGCAATCTATGCGGTCAACAGCGGAACCTTTGCTAACGACATTTGGACGATTGTGCTAAACGATGGAACAATCCGACACTTCAGGACAGATCAAATAACAATGGAAAATAATTCAACTTGGGGAATCAGGCATAAGCCTGCGCTCTAATTTCATTGTATAATTTTTAGACTATACCCTTTGGTGTAATGGTAGCACCGCAGATTTTGGCTCTGTGAGTCATGGTTCGAGTCCATGAGGGGTAGCCAATTTATAGGGAGTTTAGGCGGTTTACAAAGACTTGACACTTGTTGAGAAGTGCATAGGATTTGTATCAATAGAACTCATCAAGCCTCTACTAGTTTATCAAAACACTACCTTGTGGCACTAGCTGGAATGCTCAAACAGATGAGTCATATTATGGCACACCTCGTATGCCACAACCTGTGGACGCACAGGAACGAGAAATTTTGTGGGGATTAGCCAATTAAACACAGAATCAAACACGCAATTGAACACCAATAAAACACTTGTTCAATTCCTTGACAGATATTGATAAGTGAATAGGATTTGTATTGATGGAGGCATTGAGGGGCTTGTTGCTTTAGCACTGGTAGCGACCTGAACCTCCTCCACCATTTTTTTCTTGTAATTCAATCACCTTGAGTTTTTTATTTAGATTCATGAACACATCAACCACAAGTTACATATCGTCTATAAAAATTTGCAGCCATTGCGAAGGTGCAATCTTAACTGGAAACACTTCATATGGCGGCGCAATTTGCTGGTGTGAGGTAAAGAGGCCATTTGAACAACCTACACAATTTGATTTATTTCAGAAAAAGAAAGACAGCGATATAGCAATTCTCCGTAGAAAAATTGCTGAAATAGAAACTCAACTAAAAAAAGTCCACGAAGAACTTCAGTTGAGAGAATGCGGAAAATAACACTTACCACTTAAAAGTAATGTTTCATGCTTATTACACAGGAGTAGTGTAGCGTTTATGATCTATGTAGTAGATCACTCCTAACTCGTCACAGAAGTTGAGTTAAGGCATTTCCAAAGGGGAACATTCGTCTATTTTGGCGAGTTAAGAATCACGGAACTACTAATTGTAAATGTTTTAGTAGTTGATTACCTATATGTTCAAAGATCCTTGTTTTTTGAACATGAGCCTATGGATATGTACACCAAATCAACATTTGCTTTGCACACCAGATGTTGTATAGAGTGCGCCTCATGGAAATCAAAACATCCCAACAGATTGAGCAGATCCCTCTAAAAAAGCTAATACCATACGCTCGGAATAGCCGGACGCACAGCGACATTCAGGTGAGCCAGATCGCCGCTAGCATCAGGGAGTTTGGATTTACCAACCCTGTACTCATCACCGAGAACTACGACATCCTTGCGGGTCATGGGCGAGTCCTCGCCGCAAAGAAGCTGGGATTGGATGAAGTGCCATGCATCAAGGTGGACTACCTCAACGAGTTTCAGCGCAGAGCCTACATCATTGCCGACAACCAACTGGCACTTAACTCAGGGTGGGATTTCGATATGCTTTCGGTCGAGATTGACGAACTAAACGATGTGAAGTTCGATGTGTCCCTGCTCGCATTTACCAACGAACAACTGGCGGAAATGATCGGATCTCCAGAAGAACCAGTTGATAATGGACTGAAAGCGGATGAAAAAGACAGAGAAACCTGCATTTGTCCCAAGTGCAACTTTGAATTTGTGAAGTAGTTATTACTTGCTCTTGGTAAATAAATAACATATGACAACCTAATGGCAAAACCGATTATCGGGATGGTTCCGCCATCTGGTTGGCACTACATCGATGGTGATGTGCGGCTAGATGGTCACAGCTACGACAACCTGAAGAGTGTTGTTGAGAACTATCGTGCAGAGAACGGACTGCCTGCCGGAGATGTTGAAGGCGACATCAATAGCTTTATCTGCTCAAACTGGCCTACATTCTGTCATGGGGTGGACATGGTGGCAATAACTAGCGTAAACCCACAGACCGCAACTACGGAGTTGCTGAATGACATTCAGACTTGGGCTAAAAACATCCTGAACAGCAATCACCAGCACCTTCTAGTGACCGATGAACTTGCGGAGGCAAGGGCGAAGATTTGCAGGGATTGTCCAAGGAATGTGAACTGGCGGGGCGGGTGCAGTTCATGCATCTCCACTACAGAGAGGATGACGGCAAGTGTCCGGCAGGGTCGTGACACAGCATCCAGTGCGGTGCTTGGAGGTTGTAATTCAATGCGTCACGACAACAGGACAGCGATTTTCTTTGACAGATCGGAGTTACATAAGTCAACTGACTTACCTGCTAACTGCTGGATAAACATCTAATTATGGCTAATTTAAAACCTCTACCTCCTAAAATCACCGATGCATTTGCAAACAAAAGCGCGAGAATTGCTGACGCACACGATAAACCACGCATACTTAACCTCGATGTGGTTGACCCAGATATTGGCAACCTTGACACAGTAGATCCAGATACTCTTCAGGTACGCCGGACATTCAAGGACGCTACTCAGGCTCATAGTGCCTACAGGCGGCTGAAGCAACAGAATGTCGAGAGGAATAAGAAGAACCAACTCATCCAGAAGAAGCTCAATAATGAGCCTCCATACAACGCTAAGAAGCTAGAGAGCATGGGTCAAAGCTGGAGGTCTAACAGGCCGACAGGATTCATCAGCACGATGGTCAGTCGTATCCAACCTCCGTTCCGGCAGGTCGTAGAGACGGCGGCTACCCTGACATTTGCAGAGTACCCAATTGAGAGCATCGATGCCGAAAACAAGACCAAGGTGTTCCGCGAGGAGGTCACCAAGTGCATCCGAGGATGGAAAGGGTTTGACGATTTGGTGGCGCAAGTTGTCCATGAGAACACGACCTTCGGATTCTGCGGTATGTGCTGGGACGATCTGCGCGACTGGAAGCCCGAATTCCTTCGTCAGGATTACACCTTCTTTTCTATTGAGACTCCCCAACAAACTGACCAGACGCCGATCTGGGCGCGAAAGAGACGCTATCAGATCGCTGAGTTGCTCCCTGTGCTGGAAGACCCAGAACTTTCTGCGTCAGCGGGGTGGCATATCAACCACTTGGTGCAGAGCATCAACAACGCAATTCCTGCGGGTCGGACGCTTGATGCCGACGATGACGCTCGAAGATATGAGGATTGGATCAGGGAAGGAAGCTATGGAGCGAGCTACGAGAACGACGCAAAGTATGTTGAGCTTGGAGAGATCCTAGTTCGTGAACCTCACGGCAAGATCAGTCGTTACCTTTTTGATGACAAGAGTGGCCTTGAAATCTGCACGCAGGTGGATCGGTACAACAAGATGTCCGAGTGCCTTGCTCTCTTCAGTGTGGAGATCGGTTCCGGCAACCTGATGTCTAGCCGAGGTGCTGGTCGAGACCTGTACAACACCCATGTTGCGGTCGAGAAGGCTCGCAACCTCGCAGTTGATGATGCCTACCTCAAGGGCTTGCTACTCCTGAAGAAGGGGCCAAATGCCAAGACTGGAATCCCGCCTCTGTCGGTCATGCACCCTGTAGCACAGGTGGCAGAAGGGTTTGACATCATCCCGCAAAGTTTCCCCGCTGATGTTGACAACTTTTTGAAGCTGGATCAGTTCATCGCTGGACTAGCCGAAATCCAAGTAGGCACATTCTTGCCTTCTACTCCTGCCGATAACTCTGGTCAGAAGAAGACGGCATCCGAGGTAAACCGAACTGCCGCAATCGAAAACCAACTTCGTGAGGGAATCCTGATGCGGTTCTCCCGCCAGTTCAGTCAGGCAGTCGAGCGTATGCAACGAGGTATCTGCCACCCTGAACATATCAAGGCGGCGGCAGATCTTAAGGGAATGCTGGATGCTGTGAGACAGGTTGAACCTAATGCTGTATGGGCTAGGAGGGAGGTCGTTGACGCATTTGATCGTTCCATGATGGAGATGCCAAAGTTCCTTGTTCCGTTTGATGTTCCTGAACATCTGGACGAAGACGCAATCCACGCTTGCCTGAATATGCTGGAGCGCAACCTTCCTCCATCGGACATCCTCTTGATTGCATACTCACCCGCAAGTCAACTGCTACAGGACACAACCCCACAAGACAATGTTGTGCTGGACTCGCTGATCCAACGCTACATGGGCAACCCGAATGTCAATCAGGACGAGTTGCTGAAGTTGGATTGGAGTCGCAAGCTGGGAGAGAATGTTGCAAACGCTGTTATCCTTCCGAAGGATCAGGTCGAGGCACTCGCTATTGAGGCCACTCGTCAGCAGATCGTTGAGCTTCAATCCATCATCGCGGGTCAGGATATCCCAGTATCTCCGAGGGACAACGACATCGTTCACCTCG